TCGAGCAATCATGGGTACATCTACTGCAACATTCTTACGGCCACTAGCTACAGCATTAGGAGCAGTTGTACGTTTTCCGTTTGAAGGTGACTCTGCTACACTTAGAACTAGCCTAGCTGCGGTCAATGGTATGATAGAAGCTATACCTGAGTCGTTTACTTTATTTAGAGAAAAACTAAACTCATACTGGAAAGGTGACATACGTACAATCAAAACACGTTTTTCAGAGTATACACAGGCAGACGATAACTGGGAGATATTACGCCGTTGGGCAGAAGATAGTGGTAGAGCTGACGCTGGTGAAGTAGCAGCATTTCGTATGGCTAACATAGCTAGACAGATGAATAACAATAATTTGTTTACATACTCTACAAAGATTATGGCTGCAACTGATGATGCGTTTGGATACATTCTTGGCCGTGCTAAGATGCGTGAAAAAGCTATGCGTAGAGTCCTAGATATGCAAAGTATTGATGGCATCAAGCTACCAGAAATAAACAAAGACTTGATGAAAGCATACGAAGATGACTTCTATGCACAGGTGTTTGATAAAGATGGTAATATTATAGACGAAGCTACAAAGTTTGCACGTAAAGAAGTAACACTAACACAAGATCTCACAGGTTTTGCAAAAGGTTTAAACGATGTATTTAGTGCTGCACCTCTAGCCAAACCATTCTTTTTGTTTGCTAGAACAGGTGTAAATGGCCTTGCTCTTACAGGTAAGTACACACCCGGCTTTAACTTCTTAGTCAAGGAGTTTAACGACATAGCATTTGCAAACCCAGCTGACTTAGCAAGCGTAAACAAGTATGGAATCTTTACACCAGAAGAACTTGCTAACGCTAGAGCTTTACAAACAGGCCGATTGGCAATAGGTTCTGGTGTAGTTATGATGGCTGTCAATGCTTGGATGCGTGGTGATCTTAACGGTAATGGCCCAGTTGACAGACAGAAGAGACAAGTCTGGATAGATGGTAAATGGGAACCAAGAACTATAAAGCTAGGTGCTGTACGTGTTGGTTATGATAACTTTGAACCATTCAACCTTATTATGTCTACGATTGCTGACGTAGGTGATGCAAGTGAACTTATGGGTGAAGAGTGGACAGAAAACCAGTTGGGCAAGATATCTCTTGTTGTAGCACAAGCTATTACAAGTAAATCATACCTAGCAGGCATACAGTCCTTTGTAGATCTATTCGGTGCTAGACCCGGACAAGGACCACGTATTGTAGCATCTCTTGCTAACAACACTGTACCTCTTGCTGGTCTACGTAACGAACTTGGTAGATTATTTACACCATACATGCGTGAGATAAACTCAGGTGTAATACAGTCTATACGTAACAGAAACTTACTTACTGAACAGATAGCTGGTACACAGCAGTTACCTAAGAAGTATGATATACTAAATGGTAAACCACTAAAAGACTGGGACTTCTTAACAAGAGCATACAATGCTGTAAGTCCTGTAACACTTAACTTAGAACAAAGTAAAGGTAGACAGTTACTATTTAACAGTGGCTACGATCTACGTACATCTACATATTATGCACCTGACGGCACAAAGCTTACAGATAACGCAGTAGTTAGATCTTTGTTTCAACAAGCTATAGGTTTACAAAACTTAGAACTAGAACTTGACAAACTAGCCGATGATCCTAAGATACTAGCATCACTAGAAGAAATGTATACAGATATAAAATCTGGTAGACGTGGTGATTTTGATGTAAAGGACTACTATCATAATAGAATTATAGAAGGTCTATTTTACAGAGCACGTAGAAAGGCTTGGGCTAAAATTAGTAGTCAACCAAATGTACAAAGAGTTATACTGGAACAACGTGAAAAAGAAATCGCACGTATTCAAAAACGCTCAGATACCGCAAACATCCTCAACATATACAAATAAATGGCAACAACATTCGTAGAATACACTGGGGATGGGAACGCTACTAAGTCGTTTTCTTTCCCTTCATATCAAGAATCTGATGTCAAAGTTCGTGTAGATGGCGTACTCAAAACAACAAGTACACACTACAACATTACCGGCTACACTACTACAGGTGGTGGTAATGTAGTCTTTACATCAGGTAATATACCATCCAGTCCAGCTAACATACGTATATATCGTGACACTAACGTAGATACAGCTAAGGCTACATTTACAGCAGGGTCATCCGTAAAAGCAGCTGACTTAAATAATAACACAACACAGCTCCTATACAGAGCACAAGAAGAGCAGATACCTAATCTTATACATTCGTATGATATAGATGATAGTGCTATAGAAACAAGTAAGATCAAGGCTGACGCTGTAACTGGTGCTAAGATAGCTGACGATCAGATCAACTCTGAGCATTATGTCGATGGTAGTATTGACACTGCACATATTGCAGATGCACAGATTACTACAGCTAAACTAGCAGCTGATTCAGTAACAGGTGCTAAAATTGCAGATGACCAGATAAATTCTGAGCATTACGTAGATGGCAGTATAGATACAGCTCACATAGCAGACGCACAGATTACCACAGCTAAGATAGCAGATGGTGCTGTGACAAGTGCTAAGTTTGGGTCTAGTACTGTAACTACAAGTGCAGTTGCAGATGCAAATATTACAACAGCTAAGATAGCCGCTGATGCAGTTACAAATGCAAAGATAGCTGACAACAGTATAGATTCAGAACATTATGTAGATGGGTCAATAGATACTGCACACATAGGTAACTTACAGGTTACTACAGCTAAGATAGCAGCTGATGCAGTTGATGGAACTAAAATAGCAGATGACAGTATTAACTCGGAACACTATGTTGATGGTAGTATAGATACTGCACATATTGCTGATAGTCAAATAACAGCAGCAAAGATAGCAAGTAACGCTGTTACAACTGACAAAATACAAGATGGAGAACTTACAACTCTAGCTGGTATGCAGTCAGCTACAGCATCAAAACTTGCTGACAGTACAGCTCTTACAGCAGATATAGCTGACCTTAACCAGATTGATGGTATGGCAAAGCAGACTACAATTACAGATGACGACACTAAGTTTCCAACTTCTGGTGCTGTTGTTGATTATGTAGCTGCACAACTAGAACCGTTTGGTGGCTTTGAAGCTATTGCAAACGAGAGTTCTTTTCCTAATACACAGCCAGCTTCTGGTGTCGCTATCAGTATAGCTGATGCTGGTGGTATGACAGTAAGTAGTAGTGGTACAGCTAGTGGTGCTACAGTTGGTGGTACTACAGTTAATATATCTGGTATACCTTCTAACTTCTTTAGCTCAACTGTATCTGCTGGTGTACGTTTTATTGTAACATCAACAGGATCTGGTCAGAACTATACTTATCACAAAGCTACACTAAAAGAAGATGACCTTCTTAACCTTAGTGGAGATATCAATGACTTTTCAGAACGATATAGAGTCGGTTCGACGAACCCTACAAGTAGCCTTGATAGTGGTGATTTATTCTTTAATACTGGCACAGGTAAGTTACTCGTTTATAATGGAACAAACTCTGCGTGGGAAGAAGCACAGTCAGTAGGTAACTTTTTTATCAATACAATATCTAGTTCATCAGCAACTGGAGGAGGAAGTGCAACACCAAATGGAACAGCTTATAGATTTACACTTAGCAACGCTGGAACTAATGCAGAACAACATATTGTTAGCGTCGATGGAGTCATTCAGAAACCTAACAGTGGATCCAGCCAGCCAAGCGAGGGCTTTGCGGTTAGTGGTTCTGACATTATATTCGGCTCCGCTCCTGTTAGTGGTGCTAGCATCTTTATTATCACCATCGGATCTACAGTAAATATTGGCACACCAAGTAACAATACAGTTACATCTGCCATACTACAGAACGGATCAGTTACAACTGCAAAGATTGTAGACGCTAATGTTACAACTGCAAAGATTACAGATGCAAACGTAACGACAGCTAAGATTGCAGATGCAAATGTAACTACAGCCAAAATAGCAGATGACGCAGTGACTGCTGCAAAGCTCGCTAACACGTCTGTAACTGCTGGTAGCTATGGTTCATCAACTTCTATCCCAAGCATCACTATAGACGCTCAGGGACGTATTACAGCAGCATCTGGTAACACTGTTAACACAGATCTAGTCGCTGACACATCACCACAGCTAGGCGGTGACTTACAAAGTAATGGTAATGATATTGATATTGCTGATAATGACCATCTATATATTGGTAATGACAATAATTTAAAACTATATCATACAGGTAGCCATAGTTATATAGATCAAACAGCAAGCAGTGGAGATTTATATATTAGGCAATATGGTACATCTAATAGTGTAATTTTTAATGGTGCTAATGCAGAAACATTTGCTAAATTTACACACAATGGTAGTTGTGAACTATATCACGACAACACTTTAAGATTTCTAACCAATGCAATAGGTGCTCAGTGTCAGGGTGATTTTCTTATTCCATTAGATAATGAGCAATTAAGAATTGGTGCAGGGTCAGATTTAAGGGCGTACCATGACGGGTCAAATTCATTCCTTACAAATGCTACTGGTGCATTGTATATTGCTGGTGATGATATAAGGCTTACAAACGCAGCAACAAATGAAGTATTTTTAGGCACTATTCATAACGGAGCAGTACAGCTATATCACGACAATAGTGTAAAGCTTGAAACTACAAGTGCTGGGGCTACAGTTACAGGAAGTATTCAGTCTAGTTCTTGGGGTAATCAAGGTGATTTTAGTGCACAGTTTGGTAGAATACGAGTTGGTGCTGATAGTTACGGTAATACAATAAGACTGATCACAGATACAAACATGAACCTAGCTTCTAATGGTACTGTTGCTTTCTATATAGGTGGTGCTACTGATGGAACATCGTTTGGAAATGGTATTGCTTACTTTAATAGTACTGGATTAATGCCAGCAACAAGTGGTAATTTTGATTTAGGTGCTGGATCATTACGTTGGAGAAACATTTACACCAATGACCTTAACTTATCTAACGAAGGTTTATCAAATGACGTTGACGGAACTTGGGGTGACTGGACAATACAGGAAGGAGAGTCAGACTTGTTCTTAAAAAATAATCGTTCTGGTAAGAAGTACAAATTTAATTTAACGGAGGTATCATAATGGCTATTTATTATGCAGATGGTAGTAACTCTAGTTCTGGTAGGCAAATACAAGTTATTACAGCTACTTCAAGCACTTATACCATGATTACTAGCACTTCTTATGCTAATATTTCAAATCATTATATTGATATTACACCTAAATCTGATGGTAATAGGCTAGTTGGAACTTATACTGCTTATTTGAATAACAGAGATAATGACCCTGATTCTAGAGTCAAATTTAAAGTTCAAGAACAAGTTACTGTCGGTGGTTATACCTACTACGTAGATATTTATTTTCCAAATCTAAATGAAGGTCACAATTCTCATCAATGGATTAGTAAGGCTACAAACAACGGATCTACTGATACTGATATGTGGCAACCTATTACTCTCCATTGGGTAAGAACACTACCTTCTTCTCGTGCTGGTGTTAGTCACAGATATCAATTGCAGGGTGGTATTAACTACACAAACGCAGACAGTATTAAATCATTAGGATTTGCTGGATCAATAATGGAGGTAACAGTATGAGAATAAGATCAGGTGATGCTATTCAATCTCTTAGACCAAATGCTGAATTTTGTGTAAGTGAAACTGATGGTGTTCGTACAATTGACTGGTTAGATAATAGTCAGACACAACCAACTGATGTTGAAATAAATGCAGAAATTATAAGACTACAAGAATTAGAACCTATGAAATTATTAAGGGAAAGGCGTAATAGTTTATTATCACAAAGTGATTGGCGAGCAAACTCTGACGTAACCATGTCGGAGGAATGGAAAACATATAGACAACAGCTTCGTGATATAACTAAAACTGCTAATCCAAAGCTTAGTGATGATTATACTTTAGATCTTAGTTCAGTTACTTTCCCAACTAAACCAGAATGACATTAACACAAGTAAATAAGGCTGGTCTAGATGAAATAGCTCTGGATCATGTCTTTACAATAGGTGC